ATATTAATGATGGTAGCGTTAATATTTATGGTTCGTTTACAGATTTCAGAGGTAAATCAAAATTTAGTGTTATTAAAACTCCTATGGGTAAATATTTAACCGAGGAAGGTTATGAAATTAAATTTACCAGTCCTGAAATGAGATCATGGGTACCTTGGCATATTGCAGCGAAAGATTTGGTCAAGCCAATCAGCACAATAAGATCTGATATATTAGAAGAATGTGTTCAGGGTTACATATCGGATGTTATGAACAATATTAATTTGGAGAACATATCTGAAATGATGATGGTGTTGGATAATTTTACTACGATTAATGGAGCTCAAGTGGCTTATTTGGACAAAATTAATCGTAATACGAGTGCAGGTAATCCATGGAAAAAATCTAAAAGATTTTTCATGGAATCATGTGAACCACAACATGGTATGCTGGATCCCGTAACAGTTAATGATGAAATTATGGACCGTGTTGATGATATAATACTTACGTATAAATCAGGTAGACAAGCACACCCTAATTTTTGTGCACATCTAAAAGATGAACCCGTTTCTTTCAAAAAAGCTAAAATTGGTAAAACTAGAGTTTTTACAGGAGCTACTTTTGATTGGACAATTGTTGTAAGAAAATATTTGTTATCATTCACTAGATTATTGCAAAATAATAGATTGGCTTTTGAAGCCGGTCCTGGTACTATAGCGCAATCCTTGGAGTGGCAAGAATTATATGATTACATTATTAAACATGGTGATGATAGAATTGTCGCTGGAGATTATGCAGCCTTTGATAAGAAGATGACTCCTAAAGAAATTCTAGCAGCATTTGATGTGATTATTCATTTTTGTGTAATATCAGGAAATTACAGTGAAGAAGATATACGAGTTATACGTTGTATAGCTGAAGACACTGCTTTTGCTGTTGTAGATTTTAATGGAGATTTAGTTCAACTATACGGGTCTAATCCTTCAGGTAATCCTCTTACAGTTATATTGAATGGTATAGTCAACAGTTTACGTATGAGATATGTATTTAGATTATTAAATCCCGAAAATTCAGTTAAAACATTTAAAGAAAAAGTCAGTTTAATGACTTATGGAGATGATAATATAATGTCTGTTGCTAAAGGGTGTGATTGGTTTAATCATACAAGTATATCTAACAAGTTCAAAGAATTGGACATAGGTTATACTATGGCTGAAAAAGAGGCCGAAAGTGTACCTTTTATACACATTAATGATGCTTCATTTTTAAAAAGAAAATGGAGATTTGATGCAGATCTAGGGTGTATGCTGGCACCTTTAGATCATGATTCTATTGAGAAAATGTTAATGGTCTGGAATCGCAGTAAAGCGGTCACGGAAGAGGCTCAAGGAATTGATGTAATATCTACAGCATTGAGGGAATATTTCTTTTATGGTAAAGAAATATACTCAAAGAAATTGGAATTATTTAAAAAATTAATTCATGATCTTGATTGGGATGATTGGGTTACTGAGTCAACTCTTCCCAGTTATGAGGAATTAAAAATAAATTTCATTAAAAGTTCACGTCATTGTAAAATTT